GCTTACAAAAAATGAACTAGGCTCTTTGTTAAAAATGGGCTACGCATTAGTAGAGGAAATTTCGGGCAGAGGATCACACTCATTAAATGTGTACTCCTATGGCGATTTGGTGTTGTTAAGATGAACCGATTTAATATCTATAACCAACAAAATTACGAGGTAAAATAATGAACGAGAACAACACGTTAACCAAAACAGAGAGTGAACCAAAAGAACTATATGTTGGAGTAAAAGAACTTAGTTTCTATAAATTTGACGAAGATGGAAACGAGGTTTTAAACGAAGACGGAACAGTAAAAGAATTTTATTTAACTTACAAAGCGGATAAGCACCTTAGTTATTTTCTTGAGGGGTTGTGCGAAGAAGATGTAGAGGATGAGTTGGAACACCTGTTATGAACGAGAACAACACGTTAAATGTGTACTCCTATGGCGATTTGGTGTTGTTAAGATGAACCGCTTTAATATCTTAGGAATCCTTTTCATAACTGTAGGTGCTACAAGCCTTACGATTAACCTAGCGTTTGACATGTTCATGGGGTTTTCAACCAACATCGCCCTACTGGACACAATCTTAACAGGTCTATTTGCCGGTATGTCATCCCTGATGATAATTGCCGGTGTAATTATGGGGAGAGTAAAATGAGCAAACAAATTGAAAGGCTAATGAAAAAACATCCTCAGATTTTTTATGACGTTAGCTATGAGGATAGTGATGGCACTTGGCTCTATATGAATCCAAGTTGGTATTGTGCTTGGTCTCACACTGGTTGCATACATGAGTACACAATCAAAGATGTTATGTTCTGTGCTAGGAACATTTATCAAGACAAGGAAAGGTATATGGAAGAAAATCCCGACAATCATAAAGCACACAAAAGAATTATTAATGGAGAATTTGATAAATGAAAAAGAACATAGTTAAAATTTACAAGGTAAAACACCTGACAAATAATGGTGTGCCTTATGCAACACAGCATAGCGAACAGACGATTGAGTATGATGAGGGTACAGAACCTACGCTTGAAGAACTGAAAGAGTGGGTAGGTGGCTACATAGAAGTCATTAAAATGATACATGATGACAGAGAGTGCATGGGAATCATCAACGAGGATGGAAAGCGAAAAGACCTTCCCTTTAACCTGAACGCTACTGTTGAATACCATGAATGGATGCGTAGACGAGAATTTGAATTGGATGATGTGATTGTAGGCAACTGTGCTGTGATGACTAACTTTGATTTGCAGTAGTTTTATTTATGAACTCTTAGTGAAATAAATAAATACTACTGCATAAATAATGGAGAATTTTATGATTGAAAAATACAGTGTTAATTACTGCTCAAATAATAATTGGGATGTTGACGATGAAGGCAACTATGTTGATTCGGACATCCACATGGAAACGAATGAAGATAACTTATGTTTCGACACAGAAAAAGAGGCGATTGAATGGGTAAGAAGAAACGAGCCAAAAAATAAACTCGACTTGTTCTACATCAGAATCAATAGAATCCATATTACAGAAGAAAGGATTCGGACATGGAGAGAAATTGATGAAAGCTACGATCCAATTTTTTTAGAAGATTTAGAGGGTGCGTGATATGAACTGTAATTGCTGTAAAGATACTGGTTATGTTATGGGCAACCTACCATATGTAAATAAGGGCGGTAGATTCAAGGGCGTTAAGTGTACGAAATGCGACTACTGGCAAAAGCAAAAAGATGATGCTAAGAATTGGAAAGTGTCCAAAGAATTAACCGATTTATTTAAGTTTTAAATAAAAGGAAATAAAAATGATTGAACTACAAGAAAAAGACAAGACCTTAGTGTCTTTAGACGTAAGGTTTGAAGAAGATGGCTCTATAAAGATACGTGCTAGAGACAGGATTACACAGGGAGACACAACGACTACATTCGTTATGTATCCAAATGCATCTGCTCACAACGCTGTGATGAAGATGCTTACAGATTTTGCTAGGAAACTGGCGAATAAAAAGGGGATTCCGGTAAGGTTTCAAGATGTTTAAACGCTTCACGAATCCCCGAAACTATAACAACAAATAAAAAGGAGTACATTATGGGTGCTGATTTATATATCTCTAGCGATATAGAACTATTACACAAAAGGCTTACCCCTCTGTTTGAGGGCGCTGTACAAGAAAGAAACAAGATAGAGGACAAAGACTCTAGGGAATACGAACTTGCAAGCGAAAGGGTAAGCGGTCTATACAACGAATTGTATCCTGACACCTGCTATTTTCGTGACTCATATAACCCATCTAGTGTTATGTGGGCATTAGGCTTGTCATGGTGGACTGATGTGATACCTATGCTTGATGACGAGGGCAACCTTTCATCAGAGAAGGCAAAGGAATTAGTTAGCATGATCGAAGATCGTACAATTAATCTGCGAGAAGACCAAGAGACAATAGGCGAAGAATACTTTTCTGAAAGAAAAGAAGGCTTGCTTAAATTCTTGCGACAATCCGTAGATAGAGGAGAGCCTGTGGAGTGTTCGCTTTGAACACCAACACTACCCGTATGTTGTTTAAACAATGTGCAGGTAGTGTTCCACGTGGAACTAACAAACACCACCGGCAACAACAACACAGACAACAAACTTGATTAACATGATGTTGTCATGTATGCTCATATTTCAAACCAACAAATAACAACAATTACGAGGAAAAATTATGAACGAAATAGAAATCAAATGGTCTAAGAAAGAAGTTATCGAAAGACCTTTTCTGTGTCTTGGACATGCCAAAGGTAGATTCAAGGAGAGAGAACCAACAGGCGGTACATATAAAGTCGGTGTTTATCATTGGGAAGATTATAGGCTTGAGAAAGAATTGTATGGTGGCGATAGAAATTATCACATAGCAAAAGGCAATTCATATCTTTGTCATTCAGTCGGTGGCAATCCAGAAGCTGTGTGGTGGTTCAAAAAGAAACAAGCAACCCGACATTTAGGACACATTTTAGAAAATGATCTTATGGATAAAGAATTTTGGGCAAATCCCGAAGATGGATTCATATGGGGATTGATGGCATGATTGATAATGCCTAGACGCAACCAAAAACCATACTGGCTAGATACTGCGCTAACGTTGAGGCGCGATGGGTACACCTTAAAAAGAATATCGGAACGCCTGAACATACCCATATCAACTGTGCGGTATCAGCTATCTATAAGCCTTAATCCAGAACAATACGATAGGTATTGTAAAGATCCTAGTACGCCTGACGGAAGAAGAAGAACTAAAAAGATTCTGACGTTACTTGCAGACGGATTTAATGGCAACCAAATTGCACAAATGGTGGGTGTTTCTCGCCAGTATGTGTATAAACTTTTGCGCTTGAAGAAAGAGCAAAAGGACAAACACCTTGATTATGTAGTAAACAAAACTTTACTAGAGAAAAAGGGAACTAGAACTAACTAAAATATATAGGTGATAAGATGTTTAAACGCTTTAAGAATATAAATTTCAAACCAATAACCGATTTCTACAACTGGCTTTTCGTTGAAGAAAAAGAACGTACAGAACGCACTAAAGCTGTGGGTACAAGAGCAACCCTAAAGAAAAAGCATGATAGTAATACCCCTAAAGAAACCGATCCAGATTTCGTTTATTGGGATGATAACTCTGAGAAGAAGAGTAATAACCCTAAAGCACTTAAAGAAATCCCCAAAAAAGAGGAAGTTATCGTCAGACGTGCCAGAAGTAAGGACGGAAGATACAGAGGCGATGACAAGTCAACCCTAGACATCAACGAGGCATGGGTGGGTGGCGAAAGACCTAGACCAAGAGGTAGGGTTCTTCCTAAAAACAAACCTTCTGATAAAAAGAAGAAGTAATCTAATCTGGCAACCATCCATCTGCATCTTCTGTGGATGGATAACCCCATGATTTATTGTACCTTCCAGATATATAATCGTACTCAAGATCAACCACACCAATCTGTCCTGATTGTTTAAACCTCATCTTCTTGGTGTGAACCCTCACATCATTACTACCCTTTGTGAAATCACGTTCCACTATCAAAATCACATCAGATTTGTTGGCAAAATTTGCACTACCTGCAATATCATAAGGCTCAACCATTGGAAAAGAACCATCATGCGATCTTCGCATCTTTGCCGGATGTGCTACGAAGAAGATGTGGCATGAGTAGTTCTGGGCGAATCTTTTTATCTTGCTCATCATCTGTGAAACATATTCTGTTTCAGTCATCCCACTAGGTCTTTGATGGTCAAATTCATTATACGGATCAAGTATACAAGCATTTACTCCATACCTTAGAACACTAGAGATCAATGCCTGTATGCACCAGTCAATCGTAGGGGATTCATCTTCCGCGCGTACAAAAAAGAAATGCTGTGCAATCCAATCATACGCATCTAATAATTCTTCTTCGTCCATTTGGTCTGCATACGTATCTTTTCTTGTTGTCTTACCGACATATTTCTCTGCTAATTTGTTTAAATGGTCGGACACAGGGTTCTCGAAGGAACACATAGCAAATCTGTAATCGTGGTCTTTTGCCATGTTGACTGCTATAGCATCTATAAATTCTGACTTCCCGCAATTTGGCACTCCAGAAACGATAGTCACTTCGGATGGTCGCACCTTAAAGATTTCATCCATGCCCTCAACTCCTGTGCTTAGTCCTGTTTTCAAACCACCTCTAAATAACTGCAACCCTTCTTCCATGAAAGCATTGGCAGTATATAAAGACTTTATTGGGTAAGGTTCTGCACTTTGATAGCATTGAAGTAGAGCATCCTTAGAGTCCATCCATACCTCGTTAGCATCTTTGAATTCCTCTGGGTAAACAATAATAAAACATCTTTCTCTACCCACGCGTCTAGCAATTTCCTCTCTGCATTGTATTCCTGCATCATCTGCATCAAGCGCAAGGTAAATCTTCTTATACTTCTCTATATCAAACGTAGTAAGCCACTCCATCTTCCTGTCACTCGCGCCATCTGGAATAGAAATTACGTTTTTCGTGATGTCTGGACAGATTTTCCAAGTAATTGCGTCCATCTCTCCTTCACAAATCAACAGCGTATCGTCATCTTCAACGTTTAAACAGTCTGACAAGTATGGAACTCTGTCGCAATCTGGTAGTTGTGCATAGTTTTTATCTGCACTTCGGAACTTGATATTACAAGGAACTCCGTCCATGTCTTTGTAAACAAATGCTATGCAGTCCTGTCTTTTACCACCAACGTAGTATGAGGAAACGCCAACGCCAAATTTTTCCGCAGTTTCCATACCTATTCCACGCTGTTCAAAAAAACTTTCTCCCCATGTTCCCTTCAGGCTTTTTGTGTTGGGAATTTTTGGGGGTTTTTTGGGCGCACTCTTTCTAATTGTGTGTGGGCGTTGCAAACTTTCTTTCCATGCGTTCCCTTCCCACTGACAATGGTGGCATCGCCACCTTGCGCCTTCTGAGTCAATATTTACACTTAAACATGGATCACGACTGTTTTTACGTTTTGGGGAACATTCTGGGCAAGTTGTCTTGTGTTGACCATCATCATAGTTTCTTAGGTTTATTCCCTGTTCTTGAAGTTTCTGATAAACAGGTTTTGTTATTTCTACTGCTTGCATCATGGCATCCTCTTGAATATTGGATTACCAACTGAATCTACTTTTCTTCCGCTTTCATCTTTTTTGTTTTGTTCCGCAAATTTAGCATCAATTTTAACCAAATAATGCACTGTTGATATGAACCATTTTGATCTTGCTTTATCGTCTGCCTCTTGTGTTAGCCAAGTGTCTCTAGCCATAAGGACTGCCTCAAGGTTCGGTATGTTCTTAAAAGTCTTGCGCCATTGTTCTAAATCCTTTTTAGATAGCTTTACGACCTTTCCTTCGTAAGCGTAGTTTTTTACTAATTCCATATATATCTCCTATTTTGTTGGTTTTTTGCTTTTTAACTTAATGCTTTACTCCTACATGCTTTTCGATGAGATCAGAAGTTAATGCATAGGTATAAACTTCCCATAAAATATGGGGGTTTACCTTATGCAATATGCTCTCCGATTCAATCGTCAGTCATTCGCATTGTGTTGGCGCGGTTGCCACACAATTTAACTGCTACTTGCTTAAATATACGCTTTAAGGTGGATAGCGTTCAGTCTTTAGGTATCGCTTTTGGCTTTATCCACTTCCCAATCTAGCCATAAAATAACAAGCCGACTCGTCTTACCCGAAAATCTTGTTAAGTCCTTATAAATCTATTACAATAAATGTTGGAAGTCAAATACTCGTAATTTGACACTCCTATTTGTTGGAAGGGAGAGGGAACAAGCATACAAAAAGCTAGCATTTAATCATTCTGCTTTTTATTTTTTGAAAAACAATAAATCAGTGCTTGTTCCCAAACCTGATTCATCCCAATCATTTATTTCCCTGATGAAAACTTCTACTCTAGGGTTTTTTTTATCCAAATACTTCTCCAAAACTAATCGTTTAAACTGTCTATCGTTCTTATACCAAACACCTTCCAAAGCATCCATAACCAGTGATGGATCTAGGTCTGGTCTGCGACTGCTGTAATAAATCTTGATGACACCTTCTAAATTTCCCTCTAAAAGCGGGTTTAATTTTTTCGCCTGTGCTTGAACATCTTTTACAAAAGTCAGTGCTTTTGCTGATTTTATAAATCTTGGTTTTCCTTTTATGCTAACAAGCCTTCTGGAATTAGCTTTAGATACACACTCCCCTTGAAACTGTTGGCTATAAATTTTAGGCATTTTTTATATTAATATAAATATTTCGTAAAGTATTTGACAATCCATCTTAACATATATTAATATTAGTAACTGAGGATTAATTTTAATAAGCGCATTAATATGAAGTATTCAAACAAGACAGGACTGCCCGAAGTTTTCGCTAAAGCAGTTATGCGTGACACTTATTCACGCGGTTTAGCAGATATATCTGCGACTGGACTATTAAAACCACCTAGACAAGCCTTTTTAGAGCATCAACACGATGATGAAATCGTTGTTGATGTTTCCAATCAAGTGTGGTCTTTGTTTGGAAGGGCGTGTCACAACATTTTAGAAAGTGGCACATCGAAGGGGTATATAGTAGAACAGCGTTTCTTTGCTGACACGTGTGGTTGGGTAGTTAGTGGTCAAATTGATGTTCAAAAAATTGATCCCAATGGCATTGTCCTTATGGATTGGAAGACACGTAAGGCATACGCTGTGATGAATGGTCGTGAAAGTGATACGCAACAACTGAACATTTATGCTTGGTTGCTACGTAGAAATGGCAAGGAAGTCAAAGACTTAAAAATTGTCAACATTATTCGCGATCATTCATCCTTTGAGGCAGATAGAAACCCAAGTTATCCACAAACAGAAGTGACCATAACAGACATTAATCTGTGGACTTTTGCAGAACAAGAGGAATTTGTTAAGCAAAAAGTAGAGGCACATCAATTAGCATCAATAAAATTACCGGACTGTACACCAGAAGAGAGGTGGTTGCGACCAGATAAATTTGCTATTAAAAAAGATAAGGACTCAAAACGAGCATTTAGGGTTTGCGACTCAGAAGAAGATGCAAAAGAAATTTTAAAGACAAAAGAAGGCTATGTTATTGAGGTGCGAAAAGGAGAGCCTATTAAGTGTAATAGGTTCTGTGACGTAGCGCAATTTTGTAATCAATACCAAAACGAATTAAAACAATTAGGAGAAAACAGTGGAAGTCAATGAGCATACAGGCGAAGTTATGTTGCAGTTAATGCGTACAAGCAAACAATTAGATGAAATAGGTAAGTCACTTGCAGAGGCGCAAGCAGAATTTCCAATTTTACCAAAAACAAAAAAAGTTACAGTTAAAACCCACGATGGTAAAAGCTATTCGTATTCATATGCTGATTTAGCAACAATCATAGAAACAATATTGCCGATAACCTCAAAACATGGGTTGTCTGTGGTGCAATTACCTAACGTAACGTCTGGAAAAAACACCTTAATAACAAGGCTTTTGCATACATCAGGACAATGGATTGAGTGCGAACTGCCATTAAAAGCACAACGTGATGGCGCACAGGCTCTGGGTAGTGCGATGACTTACATGCGTAGGTATGGGATGAGTGCAATCCTTTGTCTAGCAACGGATGAGGATGAAGATGGACAATTAGCGGATACAGATCATGTGGGCGCAACACCTCAAGTCAAGAAAGGAGTGCCTATAGCGGATGTTCCATCCGATAAAGATGCGAGAAAGTTTGTAAATCAAATGATAAAAGATGGTAAAAAAATGGCAGAAACAGAAGAAGAAGGTCTTATTGATAATGCTATGAAGGAAATAGAGGGGTTTTGGTTACAAAAACAGGACAAGATTGCTCAATTAAAGAAGGCACATCCAAAATTGCATGAAGAATTAAGGCAAGAATTTGGTTTTTTGCGAGATAAACTGCAACAAGATAGTGCCGGAGAGAAGAGTGAGTAATGGTATTAGTAAGATATAGAACAGTTAATGGCGAAGATGAATACGAATGGTATTCTGTTCGAGAAGGCACAGTTGAAGATGCAGTAGAAGTAGGGGATAGAAAACTTTTACAAGATTTTTATGGCGATGACTTTGAAGATGAATTAGAAGAAGGTGTGTTTTGGTACGGAAGTAAAGCAGTATTAATAGATGCTATTACACCAATCACAAAACAAGAAGGCGAAGTATTAAGTAAATTTTATATAGTATAGGAGAAAAAAATGGATAATGAATATCCCGATAGCGTTAGGATTTTTCCTAACAATGAGAACACAAGTGGCGAAATAGATGTGACTGTGTTCTTTCAAGTCAATGGCGAAGAACACAGACTTCGTATTTATAAAAACACCAGAAAGGAAGAGGGCGATAACAGACCTGACTTGCTTGTTTCTCTACGTTTAAACGGAGAGGACTTAGAGGCAAATTCTTGGAAAAAACAAGCAAAAGAGACAGGAAAACCTTATTATCAAGGCACTCCTAAACCTAAATCGGTGGGTTATTCTAAATCAAATCAATTTAAAGAAGTTTTGAAAGAGAAACAGGAGTCAAAAGATGACTTCAACGATGAAATCCCCTTCTGAAAACCTTTCTAATGATTGGTCTGACAAGGTAAGAAGTCAAAGATATTTGAACTTGGTTAGAGAAAATGGTTGTTTGGTGTGTTTTATGCCCGCGCAAGCACATCATATGACACACGTAATGGAAGGATCACGTGGTTTTAGACGAACAGGCGATCAATTTGCTGTTCCTTTGTGTCAAAAACACCATGAAAAACTACACAAACATGGAAATGAAAGTAACTGGTGGTCTTTGCAAGGCATTGATCCTATTGAATGGGCAGATAGAACATGGACGGAATTTACAGAGAATGGCAAAAGGTAGAACTAACACCATCTGAAATGCTACTTGCAAGTCAGTTGGGGGTTATGAGAATGGTGCAAAACATTAGGGATAAAAGAAAAGGAAAATATGGCGCACCTACAGACTCACAAGCATGGGCAATAAATATAGTTGGTGCTATGGGAGAGGCTTGTGTATCTAAGTGGGGTGGTATCTGGTGGTCTGGTGCGTTAGGAAACTACAAGGCAGACGATGCCGGAAAACTACAAGTAAGAACTGTAGATCACGAAAAGAAAAGGCTAATTTTGCATGATGATGACAAAGATGATAGACCATACATACTGGTATATGCAGACGCGCCTGATTTCTACATAAAGGGTTGGATGATGGGCGCAGACGGAAAAGAAAAAAAATATTGGTCTGATCCACAAGGAACTAATAGGCATGCTTACTTTGTTCCAGATAAGGACTTGATAAGCATAAACGAATTGGAATTAAGTATATGGCTATAGGAAACGTATTTAAGAAGTTAATGACTGACGAAGAATTTATTGTAGAGGCGTTTGAAATTGCCTTTGGATATGACGCAATCAATAGAAACTTCACGAAAAGTGAAGTGTTAGAACGTTTAAACAAGCTATCAAGGGATGCTTGGATGTGGGAAAATTCTGAAAAGTTTATATTGAAGAAAGGTCAAGAAGATAAGATTTGGGAAGATCATATAGACAAACAGAACAATTTGACTAATGAGGAACTTCTTACATTAATAAACAGTCCTTCTTTTTGGAAATCATTCAAAATAACGAATAAAAAATGACTGAAAAGACAACAAATGAAAAAATTGCAGACATTATAGGGTTTTTCTTATCTTTAGATGCAGAAGATCAAAAAGTAGTTATAAAAGCAATAACAACAAAGAAGAAGGAGAAAAAAAATGATTAAATATTTTTGTGATGATTGCGGAAGGCAAATGGAAATAGACGAAAATCCGAGAAGTGTTGATACGACTCTTACAAACGCTATAATTTATTACCACAATGAAGGAACAGACACTCATCTATGGAATGAAACAGAAGATGAAGAATCTTATTCCCACCAATGTAAGTTGTGCCATATAAACGAACACCAAGAAGAATCCTTTTACTTTGATGAAGTCTATATGGCAGACGCTATCTTAAAGAAAGTAGAAGAAATGGAAAATGGTGTCTGATGAGTGAAGAAAACCCTAACCAATGGATTGTAGTGGTTAAATATGGCGATCCGAACACACATGAACCATTGAAAACATCTATGGGGGTGTTTGAATCAAAAGAACAGGCAGAAGATTGGGCGCATGTAATATACGAAGGATCAAACTTTATTGTCG